CGTCAAGTACAAGACGCTCACGGTGTTCCGAGCCATCGATCGCGGCGGCTTAGACATCAAGAGGTCTAGCATAGTCAACTTCGACGAGAAGACGACCATGACTCGTCGCACAGGCAGGCAAGGCGAGAAGATCGTCCAGTCCGTCTTGAGTGGTGGTAAGATCATCCTGCGCAAGGTCATGGACGACCTGAAGGAAGCGACTCTGCAGGATCGCATAAATGAGAACACAATACTATTGAGGGTAGTGAAGTGAGAGTCTATAAGACTAGAAATACGATGTATCTCAGGCGTGATAAGTACAGCGCGCTTGCCGACTGGATAGCCCGTAATTATGGTTCAGAACCTGGTTATGATTGGGAGATGCCGACGATCGAGCTCTTCAAAGACACTAAGCCTAAAGATGGCACACTTCACACACTAGCTTATTACAATGAAGGCGGAAATAATTGGCCAGACAGGTTGCTGTTATGCAGAGAGGTGATCAAGCAATGAAAGAATACACAGTTCGTTACTCCATCGGTGCCTATATCTACGAGTCTGTAGTACGCACGTCGAGTTCAGATGCGGCCCTACTCTGGGCAGAGGCCATGGGAGGCTATAGGGTGACAGTAGTGTCATGGAAAGAAGTTGAATAATGAAGTTCGGTATCATCTCAGACCTACACATGGAGTTTCAGCCGTGGTATCCGCCAGAGCTAGATCCTGAAGTGTTCTACCTGAATGCTGGTGACACGCATCCAAATAAGCTAATGCGTGACTGGCTCGAGAAGGAGATGGGTGATAGGTACTTCGCCGTGCCAGGCAACCACGACTACTACGGGAAATCGTTCGCTAACGCCGACGTAGACTTTCCTGACACTATCGAGGTAGACGGCATCAAGATCGCGGGCGCCACTCTCTGGACCGAGATCTCGCCTACTCGCTGGTGGGACTTCAAGGAGTACATGGTAGACTGTCGTCAGATCAGAGGCATGAACTATGACAAGTACGTGAAGACACACATAAATCATAAGGAGCATCTATTCAGATCCAATGCAGATGTGTGGGTAGTCCATCACCTGCCGTCATACCAGTCGGTTCATTCCAAGTACAGGGAGTCTGGTGGCAATGACTTCTTCGCGACCGAACTCTCCTATAAGATCTTGGATATGAAGAAGCCGCCGAAGCTGATCGTGCACGGGCACACTCACGAAGCCTGCGACTACATGATCGGCGATACTCGAGTGGTCTGTCATCCTCGCGGCTATCCTAAAGAGACGCCTTACTACGACGACTACAAGCCACTAATCGTGGAAGTGTAAATACCATGGGATTATCACTTCTAGGAGTTACCATGGACAACGTCATCACCTTCCCAAAAGAGAATAAGCGACTAGACGTAAGTAATACGCCGACGTCTGTCGACGAGGTGGCTAAGGCTATCGAGGCGATGAAGTTGGACTTCTATCACGACGTCGCAGACAACTTGATGGATCACATCATTCAGAGCATCGGTAGCCTGAATCTAGATGGTAACAGCGAAGAGGTGCACCTCAGAGAGGTAGACATCATCCTCATTAGAGAAGTGCTGACTGCCTTCATGTGTAAATTAGGGGGCGTAGAACACCCCCTAAAGAACCTCGCTGATGCCGTAGTGCAGGACTTAAACGTCCACGACGGCGCTATAGACTATCGACTCAAGATCCCCGGCGAGCAACCCGAGAAGAAGACTTAAGGTGACTGCGGTGTACGCGGACCCAGATGTGTCCGTTGTAGTACTCGTCGCTCAATAGCACGCCTCTGGTGAACTGCTCGTAAGCCTCCCAGTAGTTGCACTCGCCCTTAGACGCACACAAGTGAAGGACCTCGCGCTTAAACGAGGTCCTTTCTTTTTTATCTACGTCAGCTATGAGCTCTAAGTTAGAACCGTAGTACGTCTTCCAGTTAGACTCGACTAGAGATCGTTTCTTTTTCTTCTTGACTACCTTCGTCTTCTTACTCCAGAAGAGCTTCTTACCGACGTACTTCTTATCAGTCTCGGTATCGGTTATGAGGTAGATGAATCCGTAGTTGTCGCCTATGATTTCCGGAGTCAGCGGGACTCCCCAATATAGCCACGGATTCTCGTACTCAGAATTCTCCACCGGTCTGATCGTCCCATTCTTCTTGAGCTTCTTCTTCGACTAAGTCCTCTTCAGGATACTTCTCCAGATAGACCTCGTCGAATACCTCGTCGATCTCTAAACACTCATTTAGATTATCGCAGTCGTAGTTCTCGAAGATGTCGATGAGGGCGGAATAGACTTCCGCCCTGTACTGATCGTCCGACACGGTCTCCATTAGAGCCTCGATGATGTCGCCCATAATCTTTGAGCCTGTTGACCAACCCATTCATTCCTCCTTTAGACTAAGCAACCATCAGCAGTACCGACGCACGCGGCGGCACCCATGGTGTCTACATCTATATACTTCTTCTCCACGAGACTGCTCTCCCAGTCCACGTCTTGGACCAGGTTCTGCTGGATCTTCTCCCACTTGTGGAGGATGAACACGTCCTTGAGGCAGTACTCGGCCTGCTTGGCGTCGCCCTTGAAGTAGTTCTCCGCGAACTTCTTGAAGCGGCGAATCCAGTCCTTCTTCAGCAACAGGCTGGAGTCATCGCTGCTTATGTCGATGCTCCTGTTCTGGGCAGTCATGCACGCCACCCAGAGGTTGTCGAACGCCTTGAGTCCGTCCACCACGAGGCCAGAGGCGAATACCGCACCGGTGCCATAGGTCTTCACGATCTCCTTGGCGTCGATCACCTTCGTGTTCGGGGCCTGAGCGTAGTCCTTGTCGCCAGTCATGGCGAGGAACGAGATGCCAGCGAAGTTGGCGCGATTCTCGTATACGTACTCGGCCACCTCGTCCCAGTCGTCCACGATGACTGTGTTAGACACGTTGTGACGGATGCCCTCGTCGGCGCAGAGCTTCTCGTCCGTGCCGGCGTTGACCCAGTGCTTCTGCGCCTTGGCGATTAGCCAGAGGTGCTTGATGCCGATGGTGTCGTCCTTGTACAGCGAGCCCTTCTTCGGTACGACCGGGAATGACACGACGTAGTCAGTCCTGCCGGCAGACCACACCGACTCCTCTACCATGTGCGGGTTCAACTTCTTGATGAGACGCGCGACCTCTGTGTCCTTGTTCAGCTGGATGTTGCGAATGTACATGGGCGAGTGATCCGCGTGGATACCCGACGCAGTCATAAGAAGCACAGAAGCGTTGCCACTAGGTTTAACGCAAGTGGTCCTAGCAGCGGGATTAGTACCAATAAGAGCAGCCACAGTCCTATTTGTGGATCGTACTGTGGTGGCTCCGGCTTCGAGGATCTTTTCATTGAACAGCGTCCTCGGGTTGTTCATCCAACCCGTAATGGAGACGCCAAGCAGCGCCTCCCTATCGAAGATCTGCTTGCTCGTCTCGTCCAAGAACTTGAAGTTGGTGTAGCCGGCCTGGAGAGTTCCCAGGATGGACGCTGCCTTGCAGGCCCTCTGGAAAGTCTCTTCGTCGGAACACATTCCTCCGTTGATCTCAGTCAGGTTGCATCCCTGCCACCCCGACTTGCCGTCGATCTGCGGGTACATCCCGATCTCGACGCATGGATTAGTCGTGTGCTCGGTGGACTCGACGAATACGAAGCCGGGCTCACCGAACTGCTTGATGCTCTGCATCAATTGCATGAATTGCTCTTTGCTTGTGGTCTTTCGAACGATGACTGCGGAGTTGTTCGAGCGTCCACGCTGCGGATTATCGATGAACCAGTTGCCCGTCTTGGCCTTGGCCATCTCCTCGTCATCAGGGGAGAATAGGCAGATGGTCGCCGATCGACGCACACCACCCGACAACACAGCGTCGGCTGCATGCATCACGATGTCGTACACGTGGACCGGCCTCATCTTCGCTTCCTTCTCAGACATGAGGACCATGCTGGTCAGGAGGTGCTCGATGCGGTCGAGTGCTCTGCGGAGAGGATCCGGTCCTGGTGCCATGAAGCCACCAGAGATCTTCGCGCCCTTCGGCCTGATCTGATTCAAGTCGAAGTACACCTTACGTCCTGCGTACTCTAAATATTTACCTCCGTCCTTGAAGAAGCTCGACATCAACACGTCAAGCGCCGTGGCCCATCCCTCGATGGAGTCCTCGACGACGTGAGTCTTCGGCTGCTTCGTCCTCGGAGCGATCACTGGGATCTTGTCGACGTGATGCCTCTGCACCGAGAAGCCGGCGCCTGCGCCGCACAACAGGATGTAGAAGATCTCGCCAAAGAAAGAAGCGCGATCGGCATAAGACGAAGTACAGTTGTACATCTTCATCTGGTGCTTGAGGAGCTGATCGCCGCCGAACTGCAAGGCGCGCTGAGCTCCGAGTACGAGCTTGTCTTTGTAGGCCGTCTCCGCGAACGCGATGTACTCGGCTAGCTTCGGGGTCATCTTGTCCTTGTAGAAGTCGCGATGCATATTCATCACGCGCTCTACGGCTTCATCCCAGGTCTCGTAGCGTCCCTTGTCTTCGTCGTATCTAGAATAGGACTCATAGAACTTAGCGTCGGACAATAGCTTACGTGTGTCAGTATACATGAGTAGTACCTCTCTAAATCTTCTTCCAGCGTTGTAGGGCGAGCTTGGCCTGAAGGCCGCGATGTGTAGACCGGTGTATTAGATCCAAGACGTTCCGACGACTCATACCGGACATGATCATTTCATTTATATCCTTGTGGGGAACGTCTTCGAGGATGCAGACACGACGGTTGCTGTCTATGTATGCTTGCATCTGTTTGACGATGTCCTTGTTCCGAGGCTCATTGTCGAAAAAATAAATGGTATCATTACTCAGCGGCAGAGCAGATAAGTCCGCGGAGCTACCCGCCAGAGCTATGCAGTTCGGCAGGAATAAGGAGTCGATCGGTCCCTCGACCACGATGACTTCTTTCTTGAAGTCCACTCTATCCAAGCCGAATACCTTAGGCGCTTCTTCCTTGAACTTGATGGTGACGTACCTCAGCTTGGCGTCTTTCTCCAGAGACCTGCCAGTGCAGCCGGTGACGTATCCATTCTGATCCACAAACGGGAGCACGAGCCTACCCTCGTCTTTCTCGAGAGTCTGCGCCGAGAACTTGTCGGGGATGTAGTGATTGACCCAGGTATAGAACTTCGGACACCAGTACAAGAAGTAGTGAGTGTCGGTCGGTATCTTTCGAGACTCGACGTACTGTCTGCACTTGTGATCGAATGGGAGTTGGGATACTTTCTTGAGAGTCTTCAGTGGCTCGAACTTGTCAGTCCTGCGCTTGTCGAACTTCTCTATCTGGTGCTCGAACTTGGTGGCAGGCTTAGAAGAGAAGCCGTGCTCCTTGAGCCACTCCATGTTGTACTGCTCGAAGAGAGTCAGGTCGACCTCTCTCAAGAAGTTCTTGAACTTGGTCGACTTGCCGCAGTTGTGGCACTTGTACCAGAAAGTGCCCTTGTACTCAAAGACGTAGCCTCGAGCCTTCGACTTACTCTTCTTAGAGTCGCCGCATATCGGACACCTGAAGTTGTATTGAGTCTTGCCGACCTTCTTGAATCGGTCTAGGCGAAAGGACAGGAGGTTGACGTACTTCTCGTCAAGCCATGTAGAATTGGTCGTTAACATAAGCTAGCCTCATTTGCGCTAGCACCATTATACACACTATGGTATAAAAGTAAACAGTTTACTGAAGTCTACTTTAGAGGCGAGCAGCGAGGCCGCGATCGCTCCTCCCACGACAGTCCACTTCCACTTCTCGATGGCGTGCATTCTCGTAGACAGATCTTCGTAGTGCTCTTCTTCTTTAGCCGAGAGTTTATTCAGAGTCTCTACTATTTTTTTGATCTCGTCGTTCATCTTCTCAACGATCTCTTCTGTTTTCTTTTCCTGATAAGTCAGCCTCTGTTCATGTACTACCGCCAACTTCTCGAGAGAAGCAGAAACATCTGAGAGTTTGTCAATCGTCAAGTCAAACTTAGCGATCAAACCGTTGTACTGGCTGACCTCTCTCTCCAAGAGAGCGACCTTCGTTGATAGCTCAGGGTCTAAGTGATTTATTTCTTTTTCTAAGAGAGCTATCTTCGTCTGCAAGTCTTCAGTCATTGGTGCTCTCCTCGATCCACTCCCTGAATCCCATGAGAGACTTCAGTGCACTCCTCTTGAGAGGAGCTTCCGGGTCGGTGATGATGACGCGCTTCTTTCTCTTAGGAGGTACGCCAGGCTCGGCGAACTTCTTAGACTCCGGCGTAGTAGGATCCGCTCCGGTCGGTGCCGCGCCCATGCCGGCGGCTGCTCCCACTCCTACCATCTCTCTTAATCTAGTCATAGATCTCTGAGCCTCTTCTCTATCTCAGGATCCATCGGAATCCCGGCCGTGTAGTGATTAGTACCGTCGATGTTCTCTACTATGTCTGGCAATATGCTCAAGAATACTAAGAAGGGCTTCACATAAGACTCCATGCCCTCCAGTTTCAAGAATATCATCCTCACAGTAGCCATCGGGCCAAACACGTTATTCAGCGCTATGACATGATTCAAGATCAATCGTTCTTTGAGGTCGCCTCGTTTGACGTACCTGTTGAGTAGTCTCTTTATGTACTTGAATCGCTTCAAGTCCTCGTAGAACTCGGCCGTGTCGTAGCACTGTGGATTATCGTAGTACTTCGCGGCGTATAATAAGAAGTTGGACTCGTCTAAGCGATCAGTCATAAAAATAAATTACCACGACGTCGTGATCGAAGTCCTTACCCAAGTATTTGCCGCAGTACATATGTAGAGATAAGTGCTATTGGCTATAATCTGCCCGCGAGTACCGACAGCGGTATTAGAAGCGGGGGCCGCACCGACGGTCACGATACCCTTGAAGAGGTTCGTGACCGTGATCTTATTAGAGGTGGGAACACCTGACGGGTCTTTGACGACGTAAAGCAAGTCGGTATTAGCCGCCGACGTGGTCGCATCGAGCTCAGTGATCTTCTTAGTTGTAGTAGCCATGTGTTCCCACTCTCAGTTTGTTTACGAGGTGATCGTAAGGACGGCGTTGCCAGAGTTGACGTTCGCCGCGCCTGTAGCGCCGACCTGTACGCGATAGATCTTGCCGTTGAGAGACGGCGAGGTGTTCGCGAGGATCGACAGGGTAGCAGTCGTGGAGTTGCTGTAAGAACCACCACTGACGTTGGCGAACGACGAACCGCCCCAGAGCTGCCACTGATAGGTGATGGTAGCGCCCGACGGCACCGAGGCAGCGACGACGCTGATGTTGGTGATGTCGTTGTTGGTCGAGTTACCAGAAGCGTTAGCCGGCTGCGTGGTGATGTTGAGCATGTAGTCCGGAATGACAGTGTCGTCAGAGCCGTCTTGTGCGATAGTCTTCATCGCAACGAGAGTCTCGTTCTGTACGCGACCTGCACGATTGCCAGAGCCGACGGTGCGAAGCACCCATCCGGCGTGAGTGACCTTGGTGTTGGCACCGCCGCGGAGAGCCTGAGCTTCCTGACCACTGACGCCGAACTGACCGACTGTGATGCCAGTGATGAAAGCGTCTGCGGTGGTGTTCGTGTATAGGTTTGCCTGATTAACAGTATTCGGAGTCAACTTGACTTGAGTAGTTGCCCAGAGTACTGAATTTGCAGCATCATCGGTATTACCCCAATTAGCCATTAGTAGTTACTCCTGTTGGTTGTTATTCTCATTCTTTCATATCACGATGAAACTTTGAATTGCTCTGTAGAATGAAGCTGTTTCTGGTCGACACCAGCTTTGGTTCGTTGAAGATCTCTACTTGATCTTGAGGCGGCTTCTTCGGCTCTGCCTTGACGACTTCGACCGCTGGCGTGAACTTCTTGCCGCCGATGATTATCGTATTAGCCTTTATTGTCATGCGCAAACTCGACCAGTTTCCTAGCTAACTGTCTCATAGGAGAGACAGACTCGTCCACGTCTATGCGACGCGGCTTGATCTTATTGACTCGAGCCCTGCGCTCGATCGTCTCTTTGTCGCCGGGCTTGAGCTTCATCTTCTCGTAGGGAGTGCCCTTGACGTTGTCTCTTACCGGAAAGTCGGTCACTTCAACTTTTCCTGAGCTACCTTCGCGGCTTCCCTAGCGAAGCTAGGTCCCTTCACGCGATTAGCGTAGTCTGCAACTTGCTGAGGGGTGTTCTTACCCCCAGCGATGGCCTCGTCCACGAAGCCGTTGACTTTCTTCTCATGAGACTGCTTCATCACGCTCGTGATGTCGTTGAGTACGGACTTTGGTCCGTCGAATAGACTCGGCATTACTTCACCCTTCCCTTGTTCTCGTCGTGCATCATGACGTCGTGTACTGTACTGATGTAGTCGCTGGCCAGAGAGATCTTCGTCTGGATCCAGGCCTCGAGTTGCTCCTCTTCACCGAGGGAGTCTGCCATCTGCTTGGCCTTCTCAGCCATCGCGAGGAGCTGAGTCTTGGCCATGCCACCCTCGTAGTCTCTCTCTTCCTTGACGGGCTTCTCTTCCTTCGGGGGCTCCTGAAGCTTGTCGACTGCCTTGTTGACTCGCTTCTGCCAGTCGTCGAGCATCTTCTTACCCGCCGACTTGCGACCTTCCACGAGAGAAGTCTTGATCTGTGACTCCAGTGACTTGTACGTCATCTTACACCTTTAGTGTTGACTTGAGCATCCAGCCGTGCTTGGCGTGGATGTCGATCCTGTCTTGCAGGAAGTTAGCGAGGCCGTAGACCTTCTGCTTCTCGGCCTCGAGGAATGCGGCCTTCAGCGTCTCCATGACCTTGTCGTTGTCGTCCTTTAGCTTAGACACCATCGCCACAGCGGCAGGAATGGAGGTCTCGTCATCAACGGTGGCCAGCTGACCGAATCGAGTGAACGAGCCTGGCGCGTATGCGTCGAGCGTACGGATCTGCTCGGCGATGGCGTCGGTGGCCAGCCACAGCTCATTGTAGATGCCTCCAAAGAAGGCGTGCATCTCGTTGAAGTTCGGACCGATCACATTCCAATGAAACATGTGAGCCTTCAGGTACATGGCGAAGGTGTCAGCGAGGACTACCTTCATCTTTTCGACTAGCTCTTCCATTCTATTCCTCTCTCAATATTTACCAAGCTCTGCAAGACCAGTACTTGGCCTTCCACTTCGGACCGGGGTTGACGTCGCAGCCGTGACGGGCGCGGAATGACTTACGGGCAGCGGGATTGCTCTTACGAATCCTCATGTTCGGATCGCCGAAGCGAACCTTGACGACGTTGCCCTTCGAGTTCTTCACATAGACGGCGCGCTTCTTGTTCTCGCCCGGAGTGAGGAACGGCTTGTTGAGCGACACCTTGCGGCCTCCACTTTCTGCTTCTTCCTTGACGCAGTTCGGTACAGGATTACCGTTTCTGCCCTTCTTCATGCCCTCCATCCTATATCCGGTCCAGCACGGA